GCACCTGTTCCAGTAGTAGAATTTTGTAGATAAATATAGGGCTGCGTAGCATTATAGATCTCAAATGTTGTATTTAGCGTAGTTTTACCAATTCCAACATTGCCAGATAGATCAATTCTTAGTCTTTCTTGTTCATTAGTATGAAACGACATGACTTCGTTATTTTGTTCATAACGAATTTGTCCTTTCTTTTTAGCGCCACTTGACCCTGTACCATCAGCAAAAAAGATAGAACCATGATTGCCAGCGGCGGTTCCTGTAAAGATGGTAATGCCGTTATCACCAGTGCCATCACCCACAACTAAGTTGTTTGCTTCGGAATCAAAGCTGCTAGCACTTGCTGTTCCTATCCCAACATTTCCGGAGCTATCGAGTCGTAAACCTTCTTTTGATGCGTTACCTGAAGCATATAAAAGCGCTAATTCACAAACTCCTCCCGTAGAATTGCTAGAAATGCCAACAATACCTGCTGTTTCTGTATCAGATGAGCCGTCACCGCCAAAGGCAATTCCAGCTGCTGTTCCTGTATTGCTTTCGATATTGTTTCTTACTTGAAGTACCCTCCAAGTGCTTAAAGTAGTAGGAACAAAAGCTCCGCTTACACTTGAGTCATAAACTTCTGCTTTAGCCCTAGGTGACGGTGTCCCTATCCCGACGTTGGAATCAAATACCGCAGTGCTTGTTACATCTAACGTTCCAGGCACATCGACATTGCTCGTAAATTCAACACCAGTACCAGCAGCATCTGTTTGAAGTAGTTGACGGGCTGTACCATTAGCAAGTTTACTAACTTCAATCTCAGCATTTGCATTTACATCATCATTAACAATAGATAAGTTAGTTATATTATCAGAGTTAACAGTAATGTTTGAAGGTAGTGCACCTGAGCCTAGTTTAGTTAAATCAATAGCTGCACTAGAGTTTATATCTGCATTAACAATAGTTCCATCAACAATATTGGCTGAAGCTACGGTGATACCAGTAGGAAGTGCTCCAGTTGCTAACTTACTTAGACCAATAGCAGCACTAGCATTGACATCTGCATCGACAATAGTGCCGTCAGAAATCATCGTGCTTGTAACTGTTCCCGTATCTCCTGTAGTAACGACATTACCGCTGACATCAGGTAGGACAATTGAATTGTCAGCAGTAGGGTCAGTGACCGTTAGTGTCGTTTCAAAGCCATCATCAGTACTGCCTTCAAAGACAACATTGGCGTTGTTCATGAGCAGATCACCGGTCATAGAATCACCGGTTCTATTCACGTAACGATCATCTCTCAATGGTCCAACTAAGACCCAACTACGAGTACTTGAATCATCATAAAGAACATAGAGGTTCTGATCAGTAGTATTAAACCAAAGAGTACCGTTCTTAAAGTCAGCTACATTAGGTGCAGTAGCTTGTTGCAGAGTAATCTGTTGATACCTGTTATCTCCATTAGAAGCAAAGTAGGATACATAAATCCAATTTTGATTTGCTTTATCCCATAGTACTTTTGTAGAGATTCCCGAATCCCAATAGACACCAGTCACTGGGTCTTCACCAGTACCAGTACCAGCTTTTGGTGGCATAAGAGGGATTTCAGGGTTAGCTCCTTCCAAACCAGTGGAATCAACAACCTCATAACCCTTCAAGTTTTCAGGATCAGTCGCTGCAACAGTATCTAACGCAGCTACGTTAGCAACTTGAACAAATTGAATATTGTTGTTTAGCAACGCAAGGATAGTATCAATTAATCCTTCAAGCCTATCAATGTCAGCTTCGTGGTTTTCATCAGATGTCAGAGCTTCTTGGACAGCAAAAAGTGTCTGATTAAAGTTTTCGTTAACATCTCCTGCTCTGAATGGTGAGCCAGCTAAGAAATCAACCTCATTGCTTGAAACATCAGTCTCACGGTAAATCCTAACTGTAGAATCTACAGGAATACCCGTTGCTAATGTCACATTAGTGCCTGAAACAGAAACAACAGTCCAGGCAACTTTATCTACCTCCGCCTTTACATCAGCAGTTGTCATGTAATAAGGCGGTGTCCAAGTGATAACAAAGTCTGTTTCATTAGGACTGGTGGTAGTAAAGATATTTTGTGCGTAACTCATTTAAATTTACCTAGTTCTTGTAGTTCTTGTTGTGTTTTTTCGGCAATAGAGTAAGCCTTACTTGGATCACCAGCCTTCATAGCGTTATCAATTAGTTTTTTACCAGTAATTTTTTGTGCAATAGTTGGATAGTTTGCAAACATTTTTTGCTCAGCAATTAATTTTGCATCACGCACTAACTTATTAAGCCTAACTACTACCGGAAGTTTCTTAGTATCAGGCTGAAGATCATCGTATGTCTTACCAGTTGACAGCTCAGCACGGACAATATCTAATTGATCATTATATTTTTTGTTATACATCATTCCACTACCGCCAGGCTTACCCTGACCATAAATAACCTTCCAGATTTGCTGTTCACCAATGTATTGAGCCATGATGTTACGCTCTTGTGCGCTATACCTATGTGTACCGGTTGTATCTGTAAGCAGTGAAGTCGATAGATCAAGACCAGATTGATTAATCCATTCCCTCCAAGGCTCAAGAGTCTGTGTAACCGGGATAGGGTTAACAGCATTCATAACACGAAGTATAGGATTATCAATTTCATTGACAGGAGTACCTGTCCACCAATCAATCTTATCAGGTACAGTCATATTGACAAAAGGAATACGGCTACCAATGTAATTCCAAAGGTCATTATAGATTTCTTTATTAGCATTATCTAGTGCTTTAGCAAGAACACCTTGTCCACTAGACAAAGGCACCACCATACGTGCAGTGTTAGTTAAGAAACGCTGCATTGCACCATCATCACCTGAACCAACCCATGCAACAAGAGGTTCAATACCGGTTAAAGGTGTAGAACTAGCAAAGGCTTGAGTGGTTGTCCAGATTAGCTTCTGCATTAGGTCCTGTTTAAAAGGTTCAGAGATGTCATTAGCGTAATAACTAAGGTCACCAATGATTGTAAGCAAGGGATCGAGAGGAATAACACCCTCATATGAAACCCAGTTACCAGCAACCTTAATTGTCTTTGGTTTCCAACCAGGAGTACTCATCAAAGCATTACGTGACTTCTTATCTCTTGGATAATTACCACGAATATTACCTTGTATACCATAGCCAGCCAAAGAGGATACAATCATTCCACCGAAAGCAATACGACCAAGGTATTCATTCTTCAGGTTGTCTACAATCCTAAGTTTATCAGGATCATTAACATCAATATTATGCAAAGTCATTACTTCATCGATCTGCTCAGGAGTCTTAGCGTAAAGAGTCTTGGCATATCTATTGCTATTAGGCAGCAAAGAGAATGGTGTATAACTAATCATCTTCCGCATACTATTTAGGGAAGTACTTGGAAACATAATTGCATATTGAAGAGCAGGATATTTACTTATTAATGCACCTAAACTTGATGCCAATGCATTTTCCTCATTAAGTGCTATATCTCTAGATTGACTATTTAACCAGTCACTCTTAATAAGGTTTGTTTTAACATCAAATACCTGTTCAAACTGTTTACGTTGAGCTTCAGCTACTTTGACATCATTCATCCTCATGCCTGCTGTATAGGCTTCATCAAATGTCTTGAATTTAGATACCATAGATGCAGTCATATACGTAGACATAGCATCAACACCAATCATTAGATTAGTACCGTAGCGAGCAAATGGACTAAGAGATGCCTGATAATTACCTTGTGTCCAACGCAACATCGCAAGACTACCTAGATCATTTTTCTTGGTAAATTCTTCACCCATACGGTCAAGAACTTCCATTTTACCTCTAATAGAACGTGCATAATCATGATCCTTACGCATCATTTCAATAAATTGCTCAGGATTTCTACTAGCTTTTCTAAATGTCTGCCATCCATAAGATAATGCACGACCAATAGTATCTCGTTCAACTGCAAAAGCATAAGTACCTTTCCGCAGTGCACTAAAATCACCACCTAAAGCACCACGTACTCCAGCACCAATCATATAATCAACAGGCTTAATTGCAAGACTAGAGAAAGCACCTACAGCAGCTCTACCGGCAGATAGACCAGACAGTACATTGTTATAAAGTACTCCCCATAGACCTTCACTAAAGGCATTGCGTCCATCTTTACCGGACTTCAACATACCCATAGGAGATAGTTGTTGCTTAGCCCAAGCAGTAACAGCAGCCATACTTGTCACATCACCCTCAGTAAGGTCATAAGCCAGTATCAATGTTCTTGCAGACTCAATATCAGTTTCCTTTAACTGCTTAAGCTCTCTATGGAAGTTCAAAGCAGATTCATGATTTTTTTTGGCATGTTCTGTAAACTGTGCAGCTAATTGTTTAGCATTAGGTTTACGTCGCCACCATCCAAAATTACGAAGTGAAAAATGAGCACTATATTTAGCAATACTATATTCTTCAGATAGAAATTTAATCTTATCAATAATAGTATCCATTACAGCATCTTCGTCTACCTGACCCTTGAATACTCTCATGGCATCGGTATAGACACTAATTTCCTGTGCTGTAGTTTCAATAGCTCGTGCTGACATAGCAGCTATATCTTCTCCCAAAAATTCCTTAGAAAGATATTTAATAGCTTTACCTACGTCAGGCATAGCAGCATCATTTAATTGATTGACACTTAAAGATCTAGTTATGAGCTTCTCATATTTTTCAGGCATTAAGGCTTCTCGAAGCATGTCGACATCCCTAGCTTGAACAATCTTAGTAAATAGATCTAAAGCATTTTCATCCATCTGCTTTTCATTAAATCTATAACCGTCAACAATTGCACTGTATTTACCTGCTCTTCTTAGTTCCTCAAGGAGTGCACGAACTTGCATACGTGAGTTCGTACCAAGCTCCATACCGTCCTTCATCATTGGATAGGTAAGAAGTGGAGGTGGTAGACCTGCAGTCACACCTGATTGGTTTGCAGCGATGTCTGCGGCGTTCCTAGCGACGTTTGCACGAGGGATTGATTGCCTAGGTCTTGATGCTGCATCACCAAGTTTTGATTGAACATCAGGATCAAAAGTATCTAGATTAGGATTCTGTTGTAATTTTTTAGCTCCAACTTCATCAGTCTGCCAAGCACGACTAGAATCCATTTCCTGTACATAACTAGCCAGTGGATCAGTTGTAGCTCGTGATCTACCAGTATTGAAATATGCCTTATATAGAGCACCTTGCTCTTCCAGCAGCATATCTCTACGGGAAATCAGATCATCAACTCCTACTCCATTAACAGCTTCAATTTCATCTGTAAGCTGCATGATCTCCTCATCCAATTCCTGTGTTCTAAATACAGTATCTGGATCAGGATTTTCTCTCATCTTGATCTGTTTATAGGTGGCAGCTCTCTGATCTTTAGGTTCAAACCAACGCATGATTGGTTTACCAGCAGACAGTACGTAGCCAATAGCATCACCAATGATTGAAAGTCCAGCAGCTTCCAGCATTAATTTACGCTTACGTACTTCAGGGCTATCATCGTCCATAACTTGAATAGCCTCTGGCATTTTTAATCCAAGAGGTCTATTAATCTTTTCTAGGAAATCATCAATACCACGTACAATACCTTCATCACGTTCTGAATAATCAGAGAATCCAGCAATAGCAACGTCTAGCGTGCCAGCAATACCAGCAGTAGCTAATCCTTGAGCAACCTTACCGCCGTTAATAGCAGCAGTAGCTTTAGTTCCTAGAGGTCCAGCAACCATTGAAGCAGCAACACTAGGAACAATGACTGAAGCCATATCCCTAGCAGCTTGTGTATTTGGATTTTTAAATCTAGTAGCTTCGTCATAGGCATTATCAATCTTGGCACCAATGCCAGGAATGTTTCCTACGACATCCATACCAAAATCAATTAAACCCCGTGGTACAAGGTTGTCATAAAAAGATCCCATCTCTTCAGCATCTTCTTTTGACACACCTTTGAACTCAAGCTTATTGTTTTCAGTAGGTTGTGCTTGTGTAGGTGGTTGTTGTACTTGTTCTGTAGGTTGTGCAGTCTGCTCAGTAGGAGCCTCCGTAGAGGCAACCTTACCGTCAGGACCTGGACGACCCGGTTCGACATTTGGTCCTTGATAGGTACCATCTGTCATGTTTGCTCGATATTCCCTTAGTTGACGTTCGTCATCGTAAGTCGTGTGGTCAAATGGGTTCATAGTTTATGTCCGTGTAAGAATGAATATCTACTGCCGTTAGGAATTTCAATAATCGCTTTATATCCAAATTCTGTTTGGTATCCACCGACAAGACGAGCACCACCTTTTAGGCGTAGTATTGAACCCTCAGCTGTTGGATAATCCCATCCAAGGTGCATACCATTACGCCAACTCCTAGGTGCAGTAAATTTCATTGATTCAGGTCGCTTACCTTTCCCGTAATATTTATCAGTCAGTTCTTCAAGACCAACTGTTCCAAATTTAGGGTCGTCTACTTCAACATATTGCTCAAGAGCATCCGGCTCAAAATATGCATTAGTTTCATTTTCAGCTGTAGCAGGATTATCAATCTGCTTCACATCAAGATGTTCAGAAGGTGCCATACCAGGTGCCATTACAGAACCTGTTCTATAGAATTCATTTCTTAATGTTGGTGACATTCCATTAGGATTAGTAGCAGGATTACCAGTATATTCTCTGATAGGATCATCAGCGTTATATCCCATATCCTTTAGTGCACCAATAACTTTATCTGTAAATTGAGGATCAGTTGTATAGCCATAGTTAGAGAGAGCTGTTATAGCCTCCCTGTAAGTCTTAGCATCATTAAATCCAGGAACTTTACTTACATAATCAGTAAGTGCTTGAGCTGACTGTAGAGGTGACTCATAGCTTTCAAATGGAGACCTAATGCCTTTAAATAGAGTATTAGAACTAACAGTTGCACCCCTACCAGTCTCTAAAGCCCACATAGCAGCAGCCAGAGGAGGAGCTTTAAACTTGGCAATTTGAGCTAAACTCATAACATCTTGTTCACCGTCAGTACCTCTTCGGACAGTACCTACTGCATTACCAGTACCAATAATGGCTGTATTTATTCTTGAAGCTGTAGGTTCTGCTAGCAACTTTTTGAGTGCAGGACTTACCTCAGCAACTTCGACTAATTTATCGAAAGCACCCGGCTCAATTTTTTGGTCAATTTTTGCAGCTTGTAGTTGTTGATTAATGACTTCATATGGCAACTGATTTGTCATTGAAGCTATTTGATTAACAATAGGTGTGTACTCAATCATTCTTCCGTTTTTAATATCACCTTCGATGTCCGCTAAATACCTATCGCTTAGATATACGTCTGTGGACAAGAGGCTTGGATTTTGAGATATATCTTTTAGTTGTTGATGAGTATTAGTTTGCTGGGCAACACTGTATTTACCAATTTTAAAACCTTTAATATATCCCTGTGTTTTTTCTGCCTCAGCTGCAGTAACGACATAGAATTGATTAGTAGGATCTTTCATGCCTCCTGACAAAAGTGTCATTGTAGTAATACGAGCTTCTTGAGCAGCAAATTCAGGATCACCTCCATCTTTTACTATTTTCATATACTGTTCAACATAATAATCACCGACTTCAGTAACAGCCCAGTCAACGCTAGAATCCACGCCTTTACCAATATCTAATTCAGAGAGTGCTGAACGAAACATAGATTTAGCTTGTTTTTCAATATCACTTCTTTTATACCCTTCTTTTTCAGGATCCTCTGAATTGAAAGCATCTACATAACCAGTAAGCTCCTCACGTTGTTCTTTAGACAACCAATTAAGATTTTGTTGGACTTCTAATGCTGTTAGACGACCTGCTTTTCCTTCAGAAACCATTGACAGGAATTCAGATTCTTTATCAAGGTTTTCACTATCATCAAGACCAAAGTTATCAGAAGCATTCATAACAGCATTCAGTGTTGCAGGATCATCCTTATGAGCTGCAAACATAGCTTTATTTATCTTATGTCTTTCAGTTGGTGTTACAACTCCATCCTCTAGTGCAGCTCCATAAAGTCTATTTACATCTTCTAAAGCAGCTGATCGTTTTTCTTGTTCACGTTGACCATCAATTGTTCTTTGACGCCCCTTTATTGTAAGATTAAGTTCGGCTAAGGCATCACTACTCTTAATTGATTGAAGAGATACAGGCTTACCAGTTTCATTTAAAACAAGTAATTGTCTATCAAGATAAGCAGTCACAGCTTCTAAATTATCGTCAAAAACACCATCCTTTACCATATCACCTATCTCTGGCAATATGGCAGTATCTCTAATATAGGCATAATCAATTTTACCGTTTTCATCGGTATATTTGTGCTTATGCTCAGCGCCACGAGTAGTAACTAATGTAGATATAGAATATGGACTTGTAGGATCAGTCGAATTTAGTACATCAGTTAATACCTTCTGACGAATATTAGTTGTTTCTCTTAGTTCAGCCATTTGACCTAATCGTTGGTCACGAGCGGCTTCAGACTTGGCTAACTCGCGATCATTATAGGCATTAGCTGGTTGAATATAATTACGTAGTAAGAATTCTGGGCTTACTTCTCCTTTATTTAAACCCAATTGCTTAATAGTTTCAAGCGTTAAGGCATCGAATGCTTGCTTTGCAATTACGCCGCCTCTTTGTTTTGCTTCATTTAAGGTTAATTTAACAATTTCACCATTATCAGAAACCTTAAATTTAAAGTCCTTATTGATTTCAGCAAATCTATTTAAATTAGAACCTAGAAACGTAAGATAAGCTCTCTGCTCATGGATTGACATAGAGCCAAAGGCAGTCCGTCTGTAAGGTTCAGCAGCATTATTACCATTAGCATCTGCTATAGAATTAGCAATGCCATTTAAAGAAGAATCACTGCCTTGCAAAGTAGCTTCTTGACCAGCTTGTAACCTGAATTCCTCATTTAACTCGTCAGGTGACAACCCCATGAGAAAACTAAGCTTGTCGTTAAATTGTTTCTCACCTTGTTTCTTCTTCTTTTCTTCTGCAACCTCAATAAATTTTTTGCCCAAAGTTTGAGAGAAGTCTGACAAGCTTTTCATAAACTCGGCAGACTGTCGCCTTTTTATTTCTAAATTGTTTATCTCGGTTTCATCGTTTCTTTCAACAGCATCTTGATACTGTTGTCTGAAACCAGCTTCAATTTGAAAGTTACGATCACGTTGTGCTTGTTCATCACGAAGCTTTTGCCTCATGACCTCCATATAACTACGTTGTTGTTGTTGGAGTTGGTTTAAATAACGATCTTCTGCTTCACGCTCTTCAGATCTAGCTTGTAATATCTTACGAGAGCGTCCTAAGTCAGGAGTAAATTTAAAGGAGCCGTAGCTCCCGAATGATTGATAAGCCATAAAATTGTTTTAATAAAACTACGAATCACCAGTTAATTTGGGCTAATTGACCCGCAAAATTACCAACAGCTCCTGCATAGTTAACACCCGCAGATACACCTTTTTCTGGTTCTGGTAGATCTACTGGAGGGAGCAGATCAGGGTATTGTGTTCTTGGGTAAACATAAGGTTTAGGTATTTCTGGTGCCTCAACAGGTTCAGGCATAACAGCCTTATCAGCCGTTACTTCCGCTGAATACCTGTCCTGAGCAATTGAAGATACACTTGCAAGTCTAGCTTGTTCAGCTGATTCTAAAGATGCTTCATATTGATCTTCAATTAATGCATCTTGTTGTGCTTGACGCTCACGTTCCCTTTCAACATCAGCCTCTGTGTCACCATATCTCCTCAATGCAGAGTCATGTACTTCCTGTGCACGTTGATAAGCAACATTATAATTTTCTCTGGCAAATTCTTTCTGTTGATTTAGCGTACCAGTCTCACGACTGAAGGCATTGAGTTGTTGCTGTAAGTTTTCAGCTAACAAATTTTGTTCAGCAGTAAGGGCATTAAATGAATTAGTAAATTTATCATTGATATAGACAGCCTTTTGATAAGACTGATCTTTACGTAATGCCTCACTTTCATTTAAGTCACCAATAGCTTGAGTAGATGATTGTTGAATTTGACCAATAGCAAGTTCAGCAGTGTCACTAACTTGACCAACTCTTCTTTCAGTAGTTCCTTCCCTTTGAGTAAGAGTGTCTGTAGCCTGTGCTTTTTCAGCCTCAAACATCTTAGTGGTTATATCTTGTTGTGCTTTCGATTGTTCAATTTTAAGGTCTTTAGATATTTCTGATCTACCTAGAAGTGCTTTTGCATCTTTTATACGTTGTTCCGTTGACTCCCTTTCTAGACCCAATTTTCTATCTGCAAAATCTTTTCTACTCTTGACATTTTGGAGATCAATACGAGCTTCTGTCCTAGCTTCACCTTTTTTACGTCTAATAGAACCAGATTGAATACCAAATCTTTTTTCTGCAAGATTTTTTTGACGACCAATCTCGGATTTTCTAGATTGAAACGCTGCCTCACCACGCAAGATAGAGTCAGTAAGTTGAGCACTTTGACGACCAGCTGCGGCTAATATATTATTAATTGATCTAGCAGCACTAGCTCCTTTTCTACCTTGAGCACGGATTTGACCTGAATTAACGAGTTGTTCAATACGATTAGCTTCTTGTTTAAAAGATTGTGCAGCACGATTTTGTTGATATTCAAGCTGAGTTTGTCTGAGCTGAAATCCAAGTTCACCTACATTAGATTCACGATTTAATAAATTATATCTCTGCTCTTCAGTTAATTGACCAAGTTGAGCTTCTAGCTTAGCTTTAGTTGATTCTTTTGCAGTATTTAAATTACTAACAGTAGTATCTCTTTCGAGTCTATTATACCTTTGTGCGTCTACAAGTTGAGCGACCTGTTGTCTAGATCTTAATGAAGTAGTACCAAATTCATCTTCCAGTAATTCTTCCCTTTGAGCAGAAGTTAAATTGTCGCCTTCATTCTTAATACCAAGTCTTTCAAGAAGTTGCTCTGTGGCTAATGTAGCATCACTCAAATCTCCTTCTAGATTAGCTGTATCTTGTCCTAGTTTCAGACTTTCTTGTGCAATGCGTTGCCTAGTTTGTAATTGATTACGGTAAATAAGATTATCAGTATCTAATTCATCTGTTTGTTTAGCTTGATCAAGCAACATTAGTTGCTCATGAGTTGCAGTTCGTTGAGCATTAACTTGTTCTTGGAGTCTGGCATTTTCTAAGTCAGTACGAGTCTGAGCTTCACCAGCCTGCTCTCTGATCATGTCTAAGCCATAGTTGGCTTTGTCGTATGATTGATCTCTATCCCTGAGAGCCGCTGTCTCCATAAGGGTCTCTTCCATCAATGCATCATCAACAGCAGATTGACCTTGATCAAGCCTAGTAATCATTGCATTGTATTGACCAAGTTGATTGATCAATTCCTCTTCTCTTTGAAACCCTAAAGCTGTTTCTTGGTCATTATATTTTTGTTGTGTTTGCTTTAAAGCTAAGTCTTCAGCATCAGCAATGATGCCCATCTGAATGTCAAAGTCATCTGCTGAAGCTTCATAGGCTGCTAATTGTGCGTTATAATCAGCAGATCTCTGATCCATCTGATAATCCCAAAGAGCTAACTCAGTATCTTCTCTGAATTTTAATTCATTTTCATTATTCTGTGCAGCAACTCTTTGGGCGTCTACCTGCTGATTGAATAAAGTTTCTCTTTCAGAATTCTGCCAGTTAGTATTTCGAACAGCTTGGTTATGTTGTGCTGTAATAATTGCATCTGCATTGTCTTTATCTTGTTGTGCGCCAAATATATTCAAGCCAAGACTAGCAGCCATCAAACCTATAGATATAGGATCAGCCATAATTAACCTCGTTGATAGAATCTAGGTGCATATTGTCCTTCCCATGACATTTTATTCAATGTAGCTGGGAAAGGCGAGTTACTGAAAACTCTAAATTTGAAGAATTCATTTCTTCTGTAAACCGGTACTGTAAATAACACTTTTTGAAAAATAGGTAAGTCGTCAGTAATGTAAGACTCTGAATAGGTAACTGAACTAATATCAGTATAGTCAAATGTATTGTCAATATCAGTGATCTGAAAATCAACTGATCCAGAATCTTGAAAAGAGAATTTATACCTCGATACGATTAAAGATGCTGTGTAATCAGATCCAGCTGAAGCTCTCATATAAGTAGTAGGTAGATCATAAATCATTTCATATCTATAACCTAAAATAAAATTAGATTGATCACCAGTGCGATCACCAGGCGTTGTAAATGTTCCGTTAGATTGAACAGTAAGCGGGAACATCATGCCTCTACTAGCTTCAGCAGTACTACCAGATACTGCACTCAGTACTATAATAGGTTCATACTCAGTACTATTTATGATTGGATAGTTAGAAGTAGGTGTAATAGTAGTTATATCAGTCGTTGCGTTATAGCTGACTGATGTTAAATCCTTAGTCCACATATCGAGATACGGACCAATACCAGTAAAAGTAGTATTAGTTGTATCTTTATTTAGAAGAAGCTCAGCGTCAGCTGACTCATTCAAAGGAGCACTTGTTACTATAAGTTTATTATCTGTTGATATAATAGTGAAAATATTATCAGCATTAAATACACAACTAAGCACATTACCTGGAAGTTTCCATTTAAACCAAGCATTCATTATCCTCTGCTGACCTTCAACATGGGTTTTAAAGAACCACATGTATTCTTGATTGCTATCAGTAAGAACTATGAATTTGTTCTGTGGGTTAGCGTATAAATTATTAACAGTAGAAGGTACATATTCAGGAGCTAATCTACTAGCCTCAGTAACCATAGGATCATTTTCCATACCTCGTGTGATCATCAACAAGGTACGAGTGAAATTGGCTGATTTATTTATGTAGTAAAATTCCTCACCGCATTCAACCGGTGCAACAATAGGATCTAATTCGTAGTTACCAATTGATTTAATAATCGCAGTCTGCGGTGTTACTACACCTTGGTCTGCAAAGAGTATGAACTGCTCATTATTACTGAACAGAACTAACCCCTGAGGGGCTGGAAGGACGCTTGTGAGCAGGATTGACCTAACACTCACAGCGTTCAAATCAACAGGGTCAGAGGCGATTAGAACCTGTGCAGACTTCGCATAGAAGTTAACGGGTTGATTACCCGCATTGATATAGTCAGGTCTAAGAGATGCTGATAGAATTACATTAGCATTAGATAAGAATCCAATCCTATTGAAGTATGAAAAACAATCCTGAATAGTTTGGTTGACAAAGCTAGGATGTGGATTAGTTACGTTATCTCCTACAGCTCTATCTACATAGTTAGCTTCTTCAAAAGTAAATTCAGTAGCTGAGATCTTACGTAGTACATGAGGAGCAGTCCAGCTATTAAAACCAGCTGTGATACCAGGTTTGGCTACTTCAGTCCAAGCGTCATTGATATATTGAACATAGTAATCGTCTTTATTAGTATCTTTAGAGTTAATAATCCGATAGACAGTTGTCGTAGAAATACCTGTAGTAGGAAGGTCTGCATAAGTAGATACACGTTCTACAGTTGCAGCAGGAATAGTTGTTGAACTCTCAGTTACTACTTTAGATCTATTGAGTATAATATTAGATTTCTCAATGCTCAGTACTTTATAATCATCCCTACTGGAACCGCTTAAATATGTATTACCAGCAGATCCATCACTATGAGCAGGAAAATTAACTGTACATGCAGTTCCACTGAAATCCCATATTTTTATATTACCATAGGAAGTAATAGTACCGCTTCCATCTACAGTAGCAGGTATAATTACACCATAATATGGTTCATCTTCTTGTCTGATAATTGAAAACCAAAATCCACTTGCACCTTCAGCGGCTGTAATGCCAGGAAGGCTGAATAGATATTTAGTTCCAACTCGTTTCTGTAGACCGAAAGTTACATCCGGTACACCATTCTGGATCTCATTCATAAAACCTGGAGCCATTTCGACTTCAGATTGTTGAGAGACACCTCCGAGAAATGATGGAATAGTTTGTGTTACTGCTGCCATTATCTTGCAAGTGCTTGGTAAGGTTCATAGCTTTGATACCAGTTACCTTCATCGTTATAGCCATGATAATAACGACGAATTTGTTGTGTCTCATACTCAAGAGCATAAGCTTTAACTTGTGCCTCTTGTTGTTGCAACATAGCAACTTGTACTTGATCACCAGTAGTACGCTGAGCAAACATAGTTGATGCTCTAGCAATAATATAGGATTGAATAGTTACTGGAATAGTTACATAGTCATGGAACCAAACGATGTCGCAACAAGGTCTAGCAGCCCAAATAAATGTATGACTAATAATATCGTATAATTTTCTAACAACAGAACCCTCTTGTGAGACTGAATCTCTAGTTCTAAGTACTGCTCTCTTATTAGCGTTCTCAGCTTTATCAGGAGAAAGCATACATTGCAGCATACCGGCAGGTACATCAACAGTACCGTCAGTATTTAATGCCATGGAGTAATGATATTCTTTATTGAAAGTCCATCCTTCAGCCTGCACATCCCTAGACACCTGCATAAGGGTGTCATAAGCAATTGC